CGCCAAACAAGATACATTGGTATCGGTTACCAACATCAAGACCATAAATTCCACATCAATTTTAGGAAGTGGTAATATCTCGGTGGTAACATCACCAAGCGGTGTTGCGGGTGCAATTCAGTTCAGCAATGGAAGTGCGTTTGCTAGTGATGCCGCTAACTTGTTTTGGGATGATACCAATAATAGGTTGGGGGTTGGAACAAATGTGCCTAGTGTAAAATACGACCAACAAGGCGGAGGGGCTTTGTTTAATATGGGAGGCGGTGGAACCAATTCATTTAGGGTTCAAAGAAGTGGTATTACTTTAATTAATGCTGGCACAGATAATGCAGGTATTTATTTAACGGCAGATGGGGGGAATCTCGGTGCTATAAAATTTGTTAAAACGAATGGAACTCAATTAATGCAAATTAACGACATTTCAACGGTTGCAACAATTAATGGCATAGGTGCAACATCCGCCACTACATCGCTTTTGGTGCAGAATAGTGCGGGGACTGCTGCGTTGACTGTAAAGGATGATTTAGTTGTGACTTTTGGCAATTACATAGCATTTGCTAATAATGATTTAATCGTACCATCAAATAGTTCGGGTGCATTGGAACTTAGACCAATTGTGGGAAAAGTATTATTAAAAGGTGCAACCGCTATAAATACCACAGGGGCAATGCCTGTCGCTTCTGCTATGTTAGATATTGTAAGTACCACCTCGGGCTTCCTACCACCCCGAATGACAACAACCCAAAAGAACGCCATCGCATCACCTGCCACGGGATTGGTTTTGTACGATTCCACAACTAACAAATTACAATGCTACGATGGTAGCACTTGGAACGATTTATTCTAATTTTGTAAACAAATAATAAATGAAAGCAATATCTATTCTTACAACAGTAAACCTTACAAGCGGTTTATCAATTCCATCGGGTTCAGTATGCGTAATCGCAGAAGGTTACGCCGATGTAAAAAGTCAAAAAGACGGAATCATTCCCGCCCAAATCGCAACCTTTGTTTTTGCAAGTGTTGGGGCATTGGCAGAAGGCAAAGCCCCGATTCAAGGCATTGAAGATTTTAACACCACTTTTTCAAACCTTGAATTATCAGTGGTATCGTATGAAACAATCCCCGCAGAATCGTTGTTGGTGAATGCCGTGTACGATGCCTTGGTAGCCATTTATGGTGCGGAGAATGTGGAACAAATAACCATTTAATCGTTTTATAGACATGAGTATTTCAGCAAGTTCATTTAGCGCGGGTTACACGGGTTCCAAGGTCGTTTCAAACACAAGTGCCAACACGGGCAGATTCCGTGGGTTTGTGGTGAACGCGGATGCCGTTGTTTCAGCAATTTTAGACCAGGCAAGTGCATCGTTAATGACACCATTGGGATTGAGTGGCGTAACATTAAAGCAAGGCACATTCATTGCCGTGGCCGATGGTAGTTACATCAGTTCAATCACCTTGGCAAGTGGATCGGTTGTAATGTACGGAGAATAATGTTTGGCGTTGGTGTTGGTGTAAGGGTTGGCGGGTTTACTGCCAGTAGTGGCGGTGGCTTTGACCCCGATGCACAAGCATTTTTTGACCGCGTTACAACTGCGGGTGGAACATTGTCAGAAACCGAAAAAACTGCAACCAATACTTTAGTGATTGCGTTAAAAGCCAATTCACTATGGACACCAATGCAAGCCATATATCCAATGGTGGGGGCAAGTGCGGCGGCGTGTGCGCAAAACCTAAAGAGCAGTAGTTTTACGGGTAGTTTCAGTTCTGGATGGACTTTTGCGAGTACGGGGGTAACGCCCAATGGTACAAGTGCGTATATGGATACTTTTTTTAGACCCTCAAGTGATGGAATGAGTAGTTCTAACGGACATTTATCTGTTTACAATCGTTCTAATATAACGGGAGTAAATAGAGCATTGATAGGTATTCTTGGAACTGCTACTGAAATATCAATCAATTTTGATACAAACAATATTTACGCAATGTTTGGAACTGCCCCATATCCCGATTTTGTTCAAATAGACAAAAAAGGTTTTTATAGCGTTTCTAGAGATACGGCTACAACTGTAAAAAATTATTTTAACGGAGCGGTAAAAGTTAACGGAACTATTGTTGCATTTCCCGACTTGCCAACGGGTAAAATTTTATTAGGAGTTCAAGGAACGGCAACGGGAAATCGTGGAAACTTTACATCTAACGAACAAGCATTTACTTCCATTGGTGACACCTTAAATTCTACGCAATCCGCAAATCTTTACACCGCAGTACAAACTTTTCAAACAACACTCGCTCGCCAAATTTAGGTAATATGCTTACACTGTTGTATCTTTGTGTTATGGGAAATAGATGGTCAACATTAAAACCATTGGATGCTAACTACATTGTGAGCAACTATGGCAAGAAAACCGTACAACAAATTGCAACTGATTTAAACGCAACTACAGACAGAGTTCGTAGGGTGTTAAAAATGCAAGGCATACCGATGATGGGTAAATCCGAGATGTACGCCAACATCAAACAATTGAAATTTGATTACGAGGATGATTTGTGTAAAGATTACAGAAGCGGGACAACTCAATTGGCATTGGTAAAAAAATATAATATAGGTGCTGAAAAAGTGATATTGCTTTTAGAACGAAATGGCATTGACCGATTAAAAGGCAAAGGCAGTGTAATGGCAAAAGTTTGGGCAGATGGGAAACGTAAACCAAGAAATTGCAATAAAGGCGGTACACAAGACATTCACAATGCTTTGTACAATAGATGGAAAGCAAATGCCAAATCTAGGAATTATCCATTTGACGTATCTATTGAATACTTGCAAAGCGTTTTGTATTGTCAAGATTATAAATGTGCGTTAACTGGAAGTAATATGCTTTGCCCCAAAACATACAATGAAAGGCGTAAAATGACATCTAATCCTTATTTGCTATCTTTGGATAGAGTTGACAACGATTTGGGGTATGAATACGGCAATGTACAATTTGTTTGTGTATGGGCAAACAAGGCACGAGGAAGTTATGACAACGATATGTTTAAAGAAATAATCAACAACCTAAAAAGACAAGTATAATGATAGGATACACACTTACACCCGAACAAAAGGATTTGATACAAGGGCAGTATTACACGCCTTATCAATTTTTTAATTGCGTACAAGATATTAACGGAGTTTGGTTTTTGTTTCTCAGCGATGAGGACAAACCCGAAGTTGAAATAACCGAATACGCTTGGGTTTTAGATTTACCCGAATCCGAATACATCCCACCACCATCCCCACCATTCCCACCTACTGAATAATGACCGCCCCGAAAGTAAAACCAAATGCGTTGCCAGTTAGTTTTGAGCAATTTAAGAAAAATCCCATTGCGGCCGTTTCTTTTTGCATGTTGTTGGCTGTGTCTTATTTGTATATGGACTTGCGTTCGGGTTATAAGGAACAGATTGAAAAAGCCAATTCAAAGATTGAAGCGTTGGATGTCAAAATTGATAAATTGACCTACGCATTAAAACGATCCGATTCGTGCTTGGCATCCGCCATGACTGAAATCCGTATCATGCAAACAATGAAAAAACTATGAGAACGGCATTATTGGTTTTTACCGCCCTATTTATGACGGCTTATGTATTCACAATTGCAAACGCAAAACAAAGCCCCACAATCGACGAAATTGATGCGTTGCTTAACAAGGTGTCAAAAAATGTAGAAAGTGCGGGAGAAGTCACCAAAATGGCTCAAACGATGAACGCGGAGATGGTTGAATCAAAGGTTGCAGAAAAGGAAGCGTTAAAAGCGGATGTTGTCAAGGCACAAGCCAAGGCGGAAAAGTATGCAAAGACCATGATGTACATGGGAATAGACACGGCAATGGCGGACATGGACACGGCATCAATTGAAAATATGTTACGATTAAACGGAATGAAATAATGGCAAAGGCAACCAACACATCGACATTTCGTGCAAAGCCCAAAAACAAATTGGGCAGACATACCAAGCACATCAACAAACACAAATCAAAAAAAGCCAGTAGAGGCCAAGGATAATGAAAAAGATATTAGAGATTTT